TCGGTAACGGTCAAGTTGATAAATTAAGCGTAAATTTGTGCAGTCGTTCAATTAAAACAACTTTGAAGTATGACACCGAATAATAATTTGTCTGTATTGCCGTTTTATGAAAGTCCGCAATATCAAGACTATAAAAAATCGTATGCGTATGGCGACGTTTACCCGTTGTTCACGCCTATAAACAAGTTATTGCCGTTTCAAATCATACGTCCGACCCGTGCCAATCCGATTGCATGGGTACGGATTTACGATTATAAATTAACCCGTATATTGGCAGATATAACAACGATGATGAAAGAAACCGGATTGCAGATTGTCCGGTTTGCTAATTACGGTTATGATGTTATTGTTTATCCCGGATTGTTGCCGTTATCTTTGGATTTATCGGAGGGTCGATATATGATTGCTATAAATGACGGCGCACAAACGTTTTATTCGGACGTATTTACATGGATTTCCGGGGGAATGGATGGTTATTTGTGCATTGAATGGAGCGACGCCGCCAATATGGAGGTTGACGGCGGACAAATCGTTTACGAGGGCGTCCAATTCAAAAACCGGGTTTACGTGTGTGCCGAGTTAGGAAAACCGGAATATAAGTTTGAGGAAGAGGGCGAAGAACGGGACGGGTATTTTTTCCCGGAAAAACAAATATCTGAAAAGACGTTCCGGTTTATCTTTTTAGCCCCCGAATACCTTTGCGACGTAATGCGATTAATTCGCATGAGTGATTTTGTTACGGTATATAGTCAAGGCAGGAAATACGATTGCGATACGTTTTTGATTACACCTAAATGGCAAACGCAAGGTAATTTAGCGTCGGTTGAATGTGAGTTTGAATGTGCAACGGTCGTTAAGAAAATCGGACGGGGTGTTATTCCAACAACCGGGGGCGATTACAATAAAGACTTTAATAATGACTTTAATAACAATGATATAGTTTAAATTTTATCAGTATGGGAAATTACGAAGAATTAAAAGCCGCCGTTGCGTCTGTTATCAAGGCAAACGGGAACCAAGAAATTACGGGTCAAGTGTTACAAAATACATTGACAACGTTAATTAGTCAAATAGGAGTGAATGCAACGTTTGCCGGAATTGCAACGCCGAGTACCGCACCGGGAACGCCCGACCAAAATGTTTTCTACATTGCCGGACAAAGTGGAACGTATGCAAATTTTAACGCTATTGTATTAGATAATGAAATTGCAATATTATCTAATAAATCGGGCACATGGGTAAAAACAACAACCGGATTTGCAACAAATGATGGTGTTGGAAATGCAATCGGGTTGGATAATGTAAACGATAGCCCCGTTTATGTTAATGCGATTAAATTTATTGGTTTTGTCCCAAATAAAGCGTCGAAAGACCACGTGTTTAGCATACACGGTTTTTCAAGTCGAGGCAACGCAACATCCGCAACGCCTAATATAACGGAATTAGATTTATTTATATTAGATGAAACGGCAAGCCAAGCAGCGGGAGCAGAACGGCGGGCGGCTTCGCTTGTATTACCCGCAAATACTGATATAACTAAACCAACATTTTCAAAAATAACGGGAAATTCGGGTACGTTGTATGTTATTATTGATTGGAACCCGGTTGTAAATTATCAAGTAAACGGGCGATATTCTTATATCGTTTGGGGTGCTAATTTCGCCAACCCGTCGGCGTCTAATTTAGTGCGTATTCAAAAATTAGATGCAAACGACCCACGTATTATAAATTGGGATAATGCAATTAAAACAGGTCAATTAGTCGGTACATACGGAGGAAGTGAAACAAACATTATCAATCAATTAAAAACATCTGCAATTATTGGTATGCCGTGCGGATTAGCTTTCAATTTTCCAAATAGATACGATTTAGAGGTAAAAGCCATGCAGATAATTAAAAGGGCGTATTTTTCTTTTAAAGATGGTGTAACCCCCGTTGATGTTGGTATTGGCGTATTAGGTACTGGCGGCGGGGATGGTACTAAATTTTGGTTTGGCTTTGGGAATTTAGACGGTACGGGTTCGGGATTTGGAACAATTCCAATGTTAGATGTTGATACATTGCCAAACGGTGTTGTTTCTTATTTAGTGGAAACGTCAACAACCCGTTATTATGTTGAAATTGACTTTGACAAATGGCGTGAAATTGGTAATGTTGTTTGGTCGTGGTCTAATCCATGTTGTAAAATGACAAATATAATTCCAAATGATAGTAGTATTTGGAATGAGGTTTTAGCGCAAAATATCCAAAATCAGAACAATACTGCATTTGCTTTTACAGAAGCATTTGCCCCACAGGATTTACAGCAAGGATATTATGAAGTAAGAGGACAAAAAGTTGTTATTTCAACAAACATTTCCGATAGATATAGAAGTATAAAAATAGATTTGTTCGCAAACAATATAAGTCGTATGCGTGTATCATTAGACCCGCACGGAATTATTGTATATGCGGCAATATATACGGATAGCAGCGATAATTATATTTCGCGGGAATTAAAAGGTAATGATAGGACGGAAATATACATGAATTACGAGTTGACAATACCAAGCAACGCACGTTATGTATATATTTCGGGATATGCCGCAAAAATAGCAGAATTAAACCCCGGTGTTATGGCATATAAGTATGTTTATAACGCAAAATCAAATTATCAAATTACGGGTTATCCTAATAATGGCTTAGATTGGCGTAATGTATCATATCCTAACCCCGTTGTTGACATTGTAAATAAGGCAATCAAATTTATTGCGTTTGTTCCAAATGCAACATATAAAAATGATATGTTTACAATCAACGCATTAAGTTGTTACGGAAATGCGGGGTCGGAAACATTTACCTCAACATCTTTTGATTTATGGCTTTTTGATATGATTGATGGAAATCAATCAACGGTCAAATATACTAAAACAGATATAAGTAGTTTTAATTACGACTACCCCGACGTTATAAAGTCAATCGGTGCACGTGGAACGCTTTACGCTATTGTTGATTGGAATGTTGTAAGAGGCTATTTTAATAAAAAAGTAAACAAATGGTATCCTATTTTTTGGAATTCGTCGTTTAACGACAAACCAATTGTGCAAAAATTAGATGCAAACGACCCACGTATTGCAGGATTTAATCAGATAGCCCCTGTATCGCCAACGCAATTTGCGGATTTTACAAAGTTGAATTTAGGAGTTGACGGCGATAGTATTACGGCGGGCAATCAATGGAGTTATTATGCAACGCAATATTTGGGGCTTGCAAATCATCATAATGTTGCGGTTGGGTCGGCTACATTTAGCGATAGAACACAAATGTATGACGGGGTTACTTATGTAACACAAAATTATGACGACCCCGATTTTGCCGGAATAAGTAGCAGTTATCGACCAACAACCGACCCGGTAGAAATTCAAAAAAGGTGCAATAATTGCGCCCGTGTACACGTTCAAAAATTCATTTCAGAAGTAACCGCCGGGACATATCCCGTACCGGATATATTTGTTTTTGCGATGGGTACAAATGATTCTACTATTGGAACCGTTACCGATGCGTTGAGCGGAAAAGACCCGGACGCATTAAGTACGGCGGTTCGTCAAACAATGGTAGGGGGCGCACGTTGGGCAATCCAAAAGATAATTACTACATATCCCAATTGTCGTGTATATATATCCGCACCAATTCAGAGAGCGGATGCCACGGCGAACGCAAAGGGTTTGGAAAAAAGTATTGCATTAAAAGAGATAAGCAATAGTTTATCGGTTGGCTATTTTAACACTTTCGACGAATGTGGAATTACTGAAAAAGTAGAAAGCGGAACCGCGCCATATCTTAGTGATGGATTACACCCAAATACAGCGGGTCAACAACTTATGGGTAAATATTTAGCTAAAGAGATACGCAATAATTATTTTTAAATATCAGAATGATTATTAATGTTATATTATGGATAAACTTTTTACATGGGAACAATGCCGTATGATATTTGCCACGTCGTTAAGCCCGGTTTTAGCCTATTTAACCCCAACGGCGGGGTTTATGTACGCATTGATTATAATGTTTGCTTTCAATATTTGGGCGGGTATGCGG